CTGGTATTTATTCCACCCTTCCAGGTCGGAGACTGGATCCGGCACAGCCNAAGGNTGTGCGTATTGCGGCGGTTGCTGAACTTGAGGCTGAACTTGAGGCTGAAAATTCTTTACTTCCTCCTCGACATTATACTTCTTGGCAACATCCGCCAGAGTAGGTTGAGGGGCTTCTTTTACTTCCGTTTCAACAGGCGCATCGCTCTGCTGAGCATTTTCTTCATTCATTTATGTTCTCCAATCTTAAAAATATCACCCAAATATCGAATCCTTCCTTTTTGGCGGATTCGTGCTTCCAGACCTCCGTATTGTCGTTACGGGGATCGTGGCCCGGAATGACCGGTCTTTGATCCATGATTGTTTCAATCACGGACATAAATCGCGGATCAGTTTTCAATTCAAGAAGATATTCGTTATTCATGCGGCTTCCAAAAGTATTTGGAGGATCAGATGTTCTTCTTCATTCATTTCTTCTTGAACCTNGATCAACCTTTTCTGCGATTTTTCATATTTATCATTTATCTGCTGTTCGGCTTTTACAAACGCATCATGGAAGTTTACNATCGCTATTTCAACATTATCTGCAAGACGTGCTTTTTGTTCCAGCTTCTTTGCCGCTTCAAAATCCGCTTTCTCTGCGGCAAGCCGGATAAGCCGAATCAATAGTTGCGATTGCCCCGCTTTGTGAGACCATGCTGCCCCAAGTTCCCAATGAAGTTCCTCCGGCGACATAACTCCCAGCCGTGCCAACCTCGGTGAAGTCTCCGAGCGCCGGAGACGCGGTAGTCTGAGATGGGGTGACTGTGTTGTCGCAAACAGCGCATTTGATGTCATCCGTTGACTCCCATCCGCCATCCAGCATGAAGGCAAGGGCTTCGTTGAAAACGATCAGATCGCCCCTGGCCATTATTCCCTGGCTCCGGTTGCTTCGGCCAATTTACCATTGGCATCGCGTGTAATTTTGACCTTAATCGGCTTATTCATATGGTTGATAAGAGTGCTTACTGTTTTGTTCATTTCCGATAATTTGTTGTCCACTTCCGATGTCTGTTTCTCTGAAATGGACAAAATCTTGTCGAGAGAACCGACGATGGCATTTATTTCCGATATAGATATCACCGGTCCCTGCTGACTACCGGCGGATTTCGCCACTTCCAATTGAGCCTTGAGCACGCTCAATTCTCCTTCGAGCTGCGTTTTGAATTCAGTGACATTTATCTGTGTTTCCGCGCGCATCTGCGCTTCAACCATCTTGGCTTCATTAACCGCCTTAACGATGGCAAGTTCTTTTTCAAGCTCGAATGTTTGCGCTTTAAGCTCATCAATGGCTTTCTGCGCCTCTTGCTTGACCTGAGCGACTTCCGGAGATTCTTCCGGAATATTTATATATCTTTCAGGATTCTTAACCCCGGCATCTTGGTAAGCCTGTTTTGCCAATTCCAGGACATTCGGGATATCCCTTGTTTTCTCGTTCCCGAGAAGGAAAGCCGTTACGTCATTCGTCCGCGTAGCCCTCGCCTTTTCTCCCAATGCGCCCCTTGAACCCACCACATCGAATACTACGTTATCTGGTATTTGATCGCGGGTTACGCGCATGAAATCCGGGGCATCCAATTCCGGGTTATAAAACGTATATCCTTCCAGGTTTGCCTTGTTCAATTCATGCTGCATGTAGAGAAACGGCCTAAGAGCATGTCTTTCCTGTTTATCCACGAATTCAGCAGTACGAATTTCCGCCTTTACATCCGCCGTGGTAATTTCGGTTGCGGTTTTGTCAGTTGAATCGCCGCCCGCTCCCGAACGGATAGCATTGATGCCCAACCCCTGATTCAATTGTCCGATGATGAATTCCAACCCTATCATGGCGGATTGCGGATCTCCTGCCTGTATTTCCTTTATTCCATAGGTCCCTTTGACGCCGATTTTGGCCCCGGGAGCCATTCTTGGCCCGCCATCGAGAACCATTTGAGGATCGTTTGCATCGTAAGCAATCGGCGGTTCCACCTTCATTGCCATCGAATCCACCAGCTTGTTCGCCAACTGGCTTCCCAATTTTTGCAACGGTGCCAGCTTGATAAGTGGCGACGTGGAATACGGATCGCGAATGTCCATCCGTTCGTAGCCTGAATAAATTATGGACGGATAAGGAAGTTCGTTCGGCGCGTAGTAAACGATAATGTCGTTTGCGAGAATGACTTTTGAATTCGGGAGAACGATGGGGCTATCCCCGCGCTCTATTTCCAGGTCTCCGTAATATTTAATTAACTCGATATCGTCCGTTTCAACATCCTTGTTGTCATGTTTCTGCTTCCCACTCTTTTTCACCCTTTCGATGTTTTCTGCCATCCAGCCGTCGCCAACGGCCATTTGCCGAAGTAGATATAACGGGATGAAATCCACCAGGATCATCGAACCGGTGTAAAACAAATCTGTCCCTACTACCGATGGTGACGGGTCAGGATATGAATTCCACATGGAATATGGAACCCATACCGGTGCCGATACCTGGTTTATGCCGGAACCATCGGTATATCGGATCCGATTATCCATGCGGATTTCAGCGACATAAGAACCGTGGTGGAGAGCTTCCTTTACGGACAGTTCATACCGGGCTTTCAAGCCGAAATCCATATGTTGCTGAACCAGCAATGCCCGATAGGCTTTATCGGTAAAATCCTGCGATCTTGCGTTTACTTGTTTAGTCCCGGTATTGGGATCCAAAATCGCAGGCAATTCTGCATGGGACTCGAACCATGAACGGTTCGTCGGAAACGTCAATCGCATAACATCGGCGGTAATGATCTCAGAAGCCTTCGCCAACTCCCCTAACTCCATGACTGAACGCCATTCGGGGTCGATTTTTTTCCCGTCCCTGGAAAACCGTTTCATCGGCTCCATCGCAACCTGCCGGTCCACTTCCTTCCAGATTATTTCATGGGACTTGCGAAATTTCTGATCTTTACGCGATTTATATTCAGAACGTATCTTATCCGCACATTTGTCCCAATCTTTACGGGAAATTTTTCTTTTTTTGATACCGTTTATATCCGTCATTTCAGCCCCAATTACTCATGCCCGCATAAGATTGTTGTGGTTTCGCTCTGACGGGTTGCGTCATGGCATGACGCCTCATCTGCACCGCGTAACGGGTAGCGTCCATCAAGTCATCGTTGAGTTTTACGATTTCACCGTCCTTGCGATGGTACATTCGCCACTCATCGAACCAATCTTTCAGGTGCGAAAATACCTTGAACCGTCCGGTTTCCATGCGCGATAGAATTTCCAGAACGCCGACTTCGACGCCATTCCCTCCTTGGCCTTCCTTTTGCCCTATCGAGGGTGGATTTGAGAATGGCTGGAAGTGCATGTTACAACCCATGGATCGGTATAAATCCGCCATGGGTTTGCCGGATTTCGGGTCATGCTTCATTCCGTCATGCGGCCATGCGATTGGAACCCATTCCCCACGCGATTTGATGGCTTGCGCATGGACTTCCAATAAAGCCTTGGATTGTTTCCAAACATCGTAAACGTAGATTACGTCCGTGTCCCGATCCCATGCGAGACATACCAGCGCAGCCGGGTGATCCCACCCGAAATCCACCGCGAAGATTCTCGCCCAATGACCGGGAATAACTATCGGATCGGTTTTGAGAACGTCTTCATTCACCGGATACACGATACCTGTGCCCATCATCGGCACACCCCGGCGGCGCATTTCTCTTTCGTGAGACGGGATTGCCCCTAATTTCTGTTCCTGTTTTTCGGGAGTCATGTGAGGCGCATCGTCCCATTCCGCGTGGACGACAGCCTGTCCCATTTTTAGATCGTTTACGAATTGATGCACTACGTTCGTAAATCCTTCTTCCGGGGTGAAGGTCAGGAACAAGATACCATTGGTGGCGAAAGTCCCACGAAGCATTTGCGACCATACGTCCGCAGGCGGTTCTTCGTCACCCCAACCGCCGTCGATACGGTATCCCATGAATTTCTTCGCACCTTGCTCATAGGCACGAAAATAAACTTTCGACCACCCGCCGGAAACGTGTTTCACCAAAACGGAATCGTAAGCGTTTGGGACTCCGGGCTTTCTCGTAGGCTCCCCGATGAACTTCTTCGGAACCGCTCCGGTCCCGAGCGACCGGTCATCCGTGGGCTCACCGAAGATTTCACGTTGGCATCGGTCACGAGTCGTTTCGTTCGTGGTACTGGCAACCATCCATTCGACCGGCTTATCGAATCTATACCCTTCCCACCACGCAGGATACAGACCGGTTAAATGAAACGCCGTCTCCATCGCGCCGCAAAATGTCTTTCCGACCTGATT